GTTGAGAATAATGGACCTATTGAGTAATTACGACGCCCTATATCGGTTATTTTATTAATGGGTGTTGATACTATACTTTGACTAAAATTACCTGTCATAGGTAGCATACTTAGTGTTGCGTGTAAAGCCATTGCTGAACTATCGCAATAATCATCATGTTTACCAGTAGGTGCTGATATTTTCTCTGTTTTCTGAGCAGCATCCATTACATATTCTAAATCTATATGTTCTTTAGTCCATTTTTGTATTAACTTAGCGTCGTTAGGTTCTAAATTATCTGGGTTAGGTACTCTTACTCTTCCTTGTTGAACATACGATGCGAAATCCCTATACATTTGAGTTTTAGTACCTTTAGGGCCTCCAGTAAAAACGAAAGGTACGAAATGAACACCAGCATCTAAACACGCCAACCGTAAATCTTGTTCAACCGCGCCCCCAATACCAGTACAATCCACAATAAGGCGAGAAGCCCCAAGCTGATTGGTAACGTCCATAATACGTTGACGTTGGTATGGAATATCATGTCCACCAGTTCGGGCATTAATTTCTTCAATGTAAATAAGTCTTGCCAAATTATTGTCATCAGACTTCTCAAGGGACCATGCACTAATGACAGTAGAATTAACAGATTTGCCAATGTCAACACCAACAGTAATATTGCTTCCTCCCTCGACTCCATCTCCATCCAGTCTAGTAAGTTCGTAATCATCATAACATCCTTTTATTTTTTCTGGATTAAATACATTCGATACAGACTCTACAAATTCACATTCATATTCCGTCCTCCAGTAGATAGAATCTTCCCCCCATTCCATCATCTTTTCCAACATATCTACTTCATTGTAGGGTGCTGAATAAGCTTCTCCCGGTTTCACTGCATCACGCCATGTAAAATGTAATCTTTTAAATGTCTCGGCATATCCATCATCATACAAATATCTATACATATGATTCTCTTTTGACTTTGGTGTACCTAAATTTATGAACGGGGCCCTATTTGAAACTATCGCTGGTTCTACGTTGTCTATAAATAGTCTATCGTCGATGAGAGGAGACTCATCAACTACTAAGAACGTAGGGTGTTGTCCTCGAATAGCTTGTCCTTGGTTACTTGGCGCCAACGGAGCCCTTCTCATTATTGTGCCCCCTTTAAGTGTTATGTTGGGCTTATTATGAAAACGATAATTCTTAACTAATCCATTGAGGAAAGTATTGTCAGCAAAGTGTCTGTATACATAATTGAATATCAAAGCGGCTTGGTCCTCTGTAGGGGCCAGAATAAATACTAAGTCTCTGAACCTATTGAAGAACATATATATAGTAACTGCTACTGACAAAGCAAACGATTTACCACTACCTCGAGGAGCTAATATAGCTAGTTTGGTTTGTTTTCCATCATCTCTATTTAATAGTGATTCTAAAATTATTTCTTCCTGAAGAGGTCTTAATCTCAAAGCACGTTGTTTACCATCGATAAGGTATGCATTACAAAAGGCACGTACTAATTTACGCATCTTTTCTTTATCTTGTCTACACTTATTGAATATATTCTCTAATCCCTTTGAATCTAATCCACCTTTACCGGTCAGGATTGTCTTTAGGTGTTTCTGGTCCTTCATCATCTGTTAATTCCTCTAAAAATGCCCCAAACGTTTCTGTACTTTTTTCTACGTCTGTAGGGACTTGAATGTTTAATGCTCTGAATTCTGTATGTATGTCTTTAACGATTGTATTTCTTTGGCGCAAGAGCTCTGTTCGAGCGTTAACATCCCGAATACATATAAGAATTTCCGCCCACAGAATATCTTCAAGAGCAAGATTGCGCGCCAGAAGACGGACAAGCTCTTTATGGCGTGCATATTCTGCTTCTCCGACTCTCTGACGTAATCGCTGCTCGTATTTCTCAACGTTCAAAGTGATTTGCCTTCTACTAAGGAATCCTTGACTTTAGACTTAACCAATGCGGCTAACTCGTCGTCTTTCTCATCCCATGCAGTAAGCAATACATTTCGAACTATAGAGTCCTTTACGTGCTTTTGAGCTGCTTCATCCAGCTTCTCGAATGCTTTCATCTGAACTTTAGTTAGATTTTTATCTAATAGAGTCATTACTTCTGCTTCATTATTCTTTAAGTATTTAAAGACTAATCCTTTTACTGCTGGTATGGTATAAGCTGCATAAGCACCTAAACCTAATACAAGAGCTGCTAATAGCATAAGCACTGGGTCATCCATTAGGCTATCTAAAAGCCCTGATTCTTCTGCACTCTCCAATAACTCAGTAAGATTTCCATCTCCACTGGTGTTGTTAGTTGTTTCATTTGTTGTGTTGTTTGTCATGTTTGTCTCCATGTTTGTTGGGGCTCCCACGAGGCACTTGCGTTAAGTATCCTGTGAAGCCATGGCCCTACGGCGAGAGCCCATAAATAAGTAGAATGTCTACCTATATAAAGCTTACTTCTTGCCCTTCTTCTTAGGGCGTAAACTAGGGTATTTATTATAAACAGCTCGTTTTATTCCAGCAGGACGTGGAGCATTATGTGCTAACTTAATAGCAGACTTTGCTCTCTTTAGTGTATTAATAGGAAAGCTTCCGGCTGGCGCGCCTCCTGCGGGTCCAGCAAATGCTATACCCTTCTTGTATTTTCCTACGTTAGAACCACCTTTCTTCTTACGTGCGGCTGCTTGTTTCTTTTTAGCTGCTGTCTTCTTGCGTGGTGCCATATTACTTCTTTAGTATTTTTAGTATTTCATCTAACTTAGCTAGTGTAGAATTAAATCCATTATCTTCTTCGTTCTGGTAGTTCATATTGATAAAATTCTGTTTATCTAACTTGTCTAATATTGTTTTAGTGCAACAACAGTCGCAACATGCTTCTTTAGTTTCTTCTTCTGTCATAGTTTCTCCTATAGTGTGTTTCTTAAAGAACCCTTTGCATAGTTCTTCTTATCCGCTACATAGTCGGCGTTAGGTGTAGGCATTACATCTGAACCATCCATATAAATTGGTCTCTCATCAGCAGTAGAGGGCTTCTTTACGTCTTTATAAGATGTGATAGGTTTTTTATAACTCATCTCATCTATCTCAGCCTTATCTGGTTTAGCGAAATCTAATTTCATATCTGGATTATTTCCGTGAAAATGCTCACCTTTTAGTTCTGTATCTTTTACCATTTTTATTTCTCCTCGCAACATTTACAGTTGCCCTTTTCCAATGCACTCAAGCGCACTTCCATCTCTTGTACTTGCTTATACAAGTCTCTTACTTCATAGTCATTCATTCTATTTTCTTGAGTTTATTAAGTAACTCATCCTCACTTTCGTGTTCGTGGTTATCCCCATTACGGAATGTACCTTTTCTTGTTTGTTCTATTTGACTGTTCTGTTGAGCAGTCCATAACTCTAATACTTTATATATAATAACTAATGCTGGTGAACCTATAATAAGTAATACTGACTTATAGGATTCTATATCTTCTACTACCTCTGGATGTCTAAATGCCATCGTAACTAAGAATACAGAAAGTCCTACCCACGCCATTACTACTGGTGCTGCTACCAATACCATCATAAAGTTAGCAAAGTTTCCATCAGGGTTTGCTGCATCTGGTTTATGATTGCTCATCTGGTGCCTCCACTCTTATCATAGGAATATCAAACTGTTGTTGAAAATAATATTCTTCGTCTACCTCGTCCCACACTAGTAGCGCTACCCACATAGACCAATTACCTTCTGTATTATTAAGTTCCTCAAAAGAAAAATTAAACCAGTGGTCATCCCAATCATCCCCATTAACAGTCAGATATATATCTGTCCAGTTATAATCACCAGACTCTTCATGCCATACATCCACATAAACTAACACAGACGCATTATAATCACTACACTCAGCATCTATATCGGTTAATACTGCTATACCATCAGCCGTTTCGTCTACCCAATAAACAGACATGTTTTCTGTCTCTTGGTCATACCAGCCGGGATAAAAAATCACTGATGTAGAATTACATTCAGGTTCTTCGTATTCTTCTTCATAATCGCATGAACCATCATCTTCAGTAGCTTTATCATCATAATTATTAGCATCTATATCCATACAACCATAAATGGGTGTTGTTTCATTCGTGGTACCATTTGGGTTATCATTTAACACTACACAACGACCATCATCGTGCGTAGCTTGTTCATCATAGTTTTCAGCTTCGGGATTAGTACATCCATATATAATAATCAGAAAGTTACAACTTCCGTCGTCGAAAGTAGCTTGTGGGTTATAGTTGGTGGCGTCTGTCTGTAGACAACCTCCAATCGGACCAACCTCTTCTTCTTGGAAATAGTCACTGATAATAGACATATTAGCTCCACCACTCAGAATCGCTAACATAATAATTGTTATTATTGTACCAATCTTTTGTCCCACTTTTGTTTCTCCTATCTTATCAGCTGCTTTACCTATAGTTTCAAAAAGCTTTTCATCATCTTCTTCTGGTTTTTTTGGACCCTCAATTCCTAATATCTCTCGTTCTTCTTCAGAGATTACAGAAATGGCTCCATAATCATCGCGCGCCATGTATAGTTTTTACACAACGCACGTATATAAAGATTACCCTAATCGAACTCAGGAAACTGAGATTGACTCTCTACATCTAAATCTAATTTAGTTGATGATGCTATATCGGCATAATTTTCTGGTTTACGCTTCTTAAACTTGGGTTCCCACTTT